TTGCAGGATCTGTAATAGCAGCGGTGAAGTCAGTCGTATCTGCACTATCACTATTATAATTTTTCTTGAGTTTCGCAGTTACGGTGTGATTTAATATATTTTTGACTGCGTCGTTTTTATCAACCAAATGTAATTCGATTGCTACATCTGCACCTTGGTCTATGGTGAATTCTTCGTACTGGGCCATGATTACCTTCCGTAAATCTTTGTCGGACGTGCAATAACGCCCCTGCCTGATTTAATACTATTTATAATAAATCGAAATTACGGATTGGCAAATAAATTAAAAATCTTCGGCTAAATAAAAATCAGTAAATTTTATTTTACCTGAAGTTGGAATACTATCATTAATTAAAACAGGAGTTACATTACTATAAGAATTACCTGAAGGTAATGAAAGTGGATCGCCTGTTAGTGGGGTTTCATATCCAACAAGCATTTGATATCCAGCGCCCCAACCAGCTGATCCCCATTGGCAATCTATTTTTATAACGTCACTGGCATCAGTAGTTTCTATTTCCCTATAGCTCCAACCAGAAAATGAATTATTAGAGTTTGAAGTGTTATAATCGTGTTGCAGAACATCATTAATATATATTCTATGTCTTCCGGTCCTGGATCCATTTTGGCAATAATTTCCTCCCCCAAAATAGTATTCACCTGGGTTATCAAGAGTAAAAGTACGTATTATTCTACCAGTGCCTCCGTTATCATGCCACATCTGATGATAGTAAAGGTATTTACTAGAACCACTTGTGAAATTTATACGAGGAGTTTTTTCGTATCTTGATCCTCTACCTATCCAAGTAGAAGTAATTGACGTTAAATTAGCAGCAGTTATTTCTAAATTTTGTAGACCACCTTTTGAGTAAAATTCTGATACCGCGTGAGGTGCTGTGTCAGAAAATTCACTTGCTATTTGAGAAAATGATATTGTTCCAGATGCTTGTAATGTCATTTAAATACCTTATGGTGTACTATTGAAAGCTTCGATATCACCAGTTGAACGAATAGTTCCATCATTTTCAATGCTAATTATAAGAGTAGAACCATAATAAATGTGAAGATCTGTACCTTCTGCAATTATTTTAAAGGCGCTTCCTGTATCATCGAATGTAATTCCATTTGATCCAGCTGAAAGCTCCCCTCCTAGTTCAGGAGTAGTGTCAGCAGACAAATCAGTAATTGTAGTTGATGAGGTTATTCCAGAAAGTACATTTAAATTAGCAGATGTAATAGTTGCGCCATCAAGTATATTAAGCTCAGATACAGTAGCAGTTATCCCGTCCAAAGTATTTAACTCATTGGTTGTAAGAGTTGCACCATCAAGTATATTAAGTTCGGCTGTGCTTAATGTTGCTCCACTGAGTATAGCCAATTCGACCGAACTAGTGCTACCAATTTTACCATTTATTTCATTAATTGCATTTACTAAATTAGATTTGTCTGTGGTGGTAAGAGAACTTATTGTTCCTAAATTTGAAGATGTATTATTAGCTGTTTGGGTAATTGTGATTAATCCACCTACTACATTGCTGTCTGTTAAATTATCTACATTACCAAGATCATCTGCTACATTGTTTAATTCTGTAACAAGTGTTGAAATAGTGTTTGAAAGTGTGAGTTCAGATTTACCAAATCTTGTCATTAGATTCTCTCTATTATCTTATTAAGTAATTGTTTGATTTCACCAACTTCATTCTTTAAGTCTTCAAGTTCTTTTTCTTTTTCCTTACGGATTCTTTTTCTTTCACGAGCAAGTGCCGATTCACTTTTATTTATATTTAATACCACACCTGTTGCTTTATCACGAACTAGATCTTTATGACCTTCAACTTTTAAAAATTTACTCATTATGTACTCAGTGCAATTACTCTTAGACTTTGGAACGTAGGAGCTTTTGCAAAACTCGTTGATCTCATTACAATCTTCAATTGGAACTTTGTAAATGGTGTTAAGTCACCACCTTCACCACCTGGAAGATATTCATAGTCACGGAAGATTGTTGATATATCATCAACTGGATTATTTGTTTCTTCTACTTGAAGTGTCCAAACTTTATCAGTAATTAGTTCATCTGATCCTGCTGTACGGAACCACATTTGAAAATCTGTATCACTTGGACGATTTGCAGCAAGTATAATCTTGAGTCCGACAGCGTCTTCGGCAAGTGTAACTGGTTTTGTGATATGTTTTGCAGCTGCTGAACCACCTGTTGGATTCGATTCAGGAACATAATTAATTGGAACATTAAATCCAGTTGCTGCTGATTGAGCTTGTTTATCGATCTGATAACCGATTGCTGTTAATGAAGCTCTTTGTAAATCGATCATAGGTGCTACATTCGAATCCTCAGAACCGATTGCGATTTGAACGACTGCAGATCCGTCTGTAATACCAGCACTATCTGCTACAGATGAACTGAGTAATGAGAAAGGATTCGCTGCTTCATTATCTGCGTTGAGCGCAAGGAAAGAAAATTCTGTATCTTTTGAATATCTCGAAGATGCTGAAGAAGATCCATAATTTGTTGATCCAAAGTTTTCTGTACTTGTTAATTTGATACCAGCACCAAGACCAGTTTCATTTGGTATGAGAGTTGCTACATTCGGTTGAACAAAACTATATCTAATATTTTTATCACAAAGAACTGCATTACCACCACCAATAGCAGTATCAGTTGCATTTGTTCCTACGTTAATCTTAAATCCTGTATGATCAACATCGCTATCACTTGATAAGATCTTATGATATCCTGATAAATGGCTGCTGTCTAATCCCCCAACTGATCCTCCACCCATGTGAAGATTAATAAAGTCGTTTGGTTGGAATCCGTGGTTCGGATGATTCACAATAACAACAGATGATCCTGATGTAGTTGAGATAGGATTATTTGTCAATAGTTTTTGTGGAACAGATGTATTCTTAAGAGTAATCAATCCAGTCAAATGTGCTTTGAATGCTGCTTTTTTTATTTTGAAAGAAAGGTCTGTATCTTGTGCAGCAGTAAATGTTGCAGCATTTTGACTGAAGAATAAACTACCATTTGTTTGCTGTTTGGATATTCTCTCTTCAGTCGATCCAATAACGAACGTGTCACCTTGAGAAGCAAAGAGTTTATATTTCGAAGTATTTGTTGCAACTACAAAACAGTAATCAGTTAATCCATTCAGGAAGATAGGCTCGTCAAATTCAAAGATAGTTGGTGTTGAAGCATCGGTTGAAACATTAATGTCTGCTGCCTTTACGACTATTTCTGAACCAGGAATAATAGATGCTGAAGATGGAAATCCATTCACCATTGGTCTTAATTCAAGCAAGACTGGTAAAGTATTCGAAGCACCTATGTCCTGGAAAAATAATTCTATTTTAGTGATAAAGATTCCATTCTCTTCATTCACGTAGAATGATTGAGCGAGAGAATATTGATCTACTTCATATGCTAAACTTGTTGCTGTCATTTGTTAATTGCCTTTATAATAATCCAACTTCTTTTGATACTCCAGCACCACCTATTTGATCAGCTATTGTTCCTGATCCAATAACTGATCCGTCTGTGTTTCTTACTTTTACTAATTTTCCACCTTTAATAACATATGCTACACCTTTATGTCCCTTGCGTTCGTTATCATTATTATTGTTATTAGATCTATGAACAGGTTTAGGTGGTGGTACTTTTTGACTCTTGAACGTTAGTACTCTAGTCGACTTAATATCTTCTTCAACAATATCGAGTAAACCAGCAGAGGTGAATGTTCCTACTGCAGTTGAACTTGCGTTATCGCGATTGAAAGCTGTTACGTCAAGAAGATGAAATTCTTTAGTTCCAGTTCTAAACTTTTGTGCTTGAATGAAGAAACTTCCTTCAATTGATCCATCAGCATCTGATACGAGTACACTTGTTCCTTCAGGATGTGATGAAGCATTCTTTTTGATGTTACCATAATCTGTTTGATCTTCTGCGTATCGAACGAATGTTTCTTCTCTTACCCAGGATGCAACTGCTTCACGATCGAAGAATGCAAAGTGTTGCGTATTCGGTCTTAATCCATCTGCTCTAAAGTATATCTTCTTTTGTCTCATAAATGGTATCAGTACTGAATCAACAACTTTTGTACCAATTACTTCACGTATCTTCTCGTCTGTAACTACTTTATTGAAGATATTATTCTTAGTATTTGAAGTTCGAGATCCAGTCGTAAGATCTTCTATTTCTTTACCTGACCAGTTCCAAGAATGATTATTCCAAAGATATGCTTGTTTCGTATCTAATTGTAATCCACCATCAACGACCTTACCTGTTCGGGTCTCTGTATCTCTCCATTCGTCTGAACTTGGAGAAAGTTTGATTGTTGCTCTCCATTGTGCAAAATCAAATGGATTCACTATGATTGCTGTACTTGCTTTTGAAGCGTCGATAAAGTCTGCTGAATCATAATCAAGATAAAGGTTATCACCCTTTCTGATTATATTTGTACAAGCATCTGAGTCAATTACTAATCTAATATTATCCTCATTGAATGTAGGATGTAAGAAAGACGCAAAGGGGTCGAGTGATGCTGCATAGTCTTCGTTTCTTGTATCAGAAAGAAGTTGATCTTCAAAGTTATCTGTTACGAATCCTGATCTTGTTCTGTTCAATCCAGAAGAATCAAGTATTTGTATATTCTTGGTATCAAGTTCGAGTAATGTTAATGTTGTAGCTTCTTCTAATCGGTCTATTCTCTTTTCAAGAAGAGATATGTCTTTCATCGTAAATCTTTTATGCTCGATTGGTTGCATCAAAAGATCCGAGTCGTCAAGAGTATTTGCACCGAGTATTACACTATATAATCCCATGGTCTTTTCAGGTGTCGGTGGAAACTCAATAGCAGGTGCGCCATCACTACCTTCAATAAATTGTAATAAACCTTCACTTGTAAGAATGAGTTTAGCAGATTTTTGTAGATAATAATCTGAATTGAATTGAACAGTATCATTTGGTTGAGGTAACTCGTTGACTTGAGCGTCACCTCCTACGAATGTACCATCAGATGAATTCTTTACTGATCTAAAATCAAGAACATTTGCTAATGAAACTACTGAACCATTTGCTAGAGTATGTGTTGGTATGTTCTTATATCCACCAATGTCATCAGAATCATAAGAATTGACAGCAAAGAAATCACCAGCACCATGTGTAAAGTGATCAAAGGTAGCATAAACGCCAGAATCTGGCATTGTCTGTCCACCTTTGAGAATAAGTCTACCTTCTGTATAGAAGTTATCTCTTTGTCCGTTATCTAATATAAATCTTCCGGAATAATCTTCAGTACCAATTGCTGAATCTTTGATTGCTGTAAGTGAGAATATATCTGCTTTTCCAAGACCGAGTGAGAGTAATCCATTTCCGTCGGAATCAATATTAGAAGCAACTGATGTATCAATTTGACCAGAGTTTGTTGAAGTCTTTGTCTTTGTACGAATTGTTCCGCCAGTGTTATCCACATAGTATGCAACTTCATATGTTCCATTTGCTGCAGAGTCGAGAGTAAAGTCTGCTGTTTGTTGACCAGCAGGTGGTGTTGTAAATGAAACTGATCCTGTAAATACATCACTGTCGTTCTTAGCAAATACCCAGTCTCCAGGATTTGCATATGTTTCAGTGCCGCTCAGAGTTGGCATCGAACCATCTGCACCAGAGACTGAAATATTATTTGCAAATCTCTGCGTCTCTATTGATATCGTATCAATATTTCCGGGTCTTGTTCCTGGCAATTCGAAGAGCAGATTATTCTTTTCAGTTTCATAAAGAACTGCTTGATTATTTTCTTGAATAATATTGAACCAGTTATCTGAGTCTGAACCGATACTCTTTGCATTACGAAATGATTTATTTGTATCCATTTGAATATCAAAAAGATGATACTTATAATTTGATCCATCTTCAGAGATTGCACGAACTCTTGCAGTACCAAGTTTTGCAGTTGATCCCCCATGAAAGTCTGCACTATCTTGTATATTCAATTGCTCAAATGTTGCAATATTTGGAAGACCGGCTGTATTTGAATCGCCTGGAGAAACTTTGACGAAGTTACCGAATGCTGCTGCGACTACTTCACCTGTCTCTGAATACTGATTCAGTGACTTTGGAACTCTTATCGAAGAAGGACCACGTGATACTCTGTATCCGTCAATCACTGCTACACCATCACTGACCTTCAATAATAAATGCGTATTTGCAGAATCCTCTTCAAATTTTGCTTTAAATTTTTTGACTGTATAGTCACCTGAGTTTTCTTTTATTCTTTGAGCAACAACTTGTGAAGGAACATTATATGGATTGAATTCATTTACAGTTCGAACAACACCGCCATTTTGCATTTGGATTAGGAAGATGAAACTTTCATTCGCAGCAATATCTGCTTCATCAATCAATGTCAATTGAATTCTATATCTGTCTGCTCCTGGTGCTGCCTCATTCGGAACTGCACCTTGATTATCATATAAATCTGTATCATCAGCAATAGTAACTACGTCTTCAATAACCTTAAATCCAGCTGTTCCTGTGAAAGTATCTGTATATTTTGAAACGATCAGTGATTGGTTATCTGTAAAGACAAAGTGACCCTTTGCATAAAAGATACCATTCTGAACATTGACAACTATACCTGTTCCAGAAGCATCAGAGGCTGCTGATGTAAGAGTGACTGAACCGTTATTCATATTTGTTGCATCAGGAAAACGGAGTGTATTTACACCTGCTGTAGCATTTTTAGTAAATGTATATCGAACATAAAGAGTTGCTGGGTTATTTATTTCATCTCCAGAAACTGCACCTACAACTTGAAGTACTTCGAACTTAATTCCATCTGCGCCTTGACTCGTAAATTCTGTACCAATGATTGTATTTGTATCAGCGGGAAGAGAGTTTGCTATTTCATTTAATTTGATAAATTCGTATGCGTTGTTAACATTCACTCCACCAGCTTTTACCATAGCACCTTCGGTGAAGATGTTATTACCAAATCTTTCAATTTGTTTTTGTAAGATTGTCTGTGCCTGAGTTAATTCTCTTGCTTGTAATAATTTACCACTGTTGAAGAGTATTCTATGATAGTTATCACTATCAGCAAAATCATCCTTATATGTAGTATTAAAAGTGGTATTGGTAATATTTGTTGCCATATTTTTACACCGTTATAATAACTTTAATATCTTCTTGTTGGTCTGCATCTCTCAGAACTGCTGCTCTGTTTTCAACGTAAAGAATTTCTCCTGTGAAAGGATTCACTGCACTATTTCTTACGTTTTGTGATATCTGGCTTGACCCACCTGAAGCGCCTGATATATTTGCTCCGACATGAAAAGTACCGAATCCACTTGAATCATTTTGATGGAAGTAGATCGCTGAACTATCTATATCATCGATAAACCCCCTTGTTGCTGGGGAGCTATCCGTACTCATTAATCTTCCAATGCTGTTACTAAAGTTAGTGATGTCACTTACTTTCAAATAACGTAATGCACGACCAGATGTACCTTTGAAGATTGCCCCTGGATTTGCGCTATCTGAATGCCTAATATTTTTCATTAAACCGATTTGTCTAAACTCTGCATCAACTACGAATGCATTTAGTCTTGAAGAATCATTAGCAGGTGCCACTCTTCCGTCTGGTTTAATATTGAGCATGATATTATTTGCTTTGAGATCAACAGTTGGGTTATCTCCTATACCTTCGACTGGACCAAGGATTGCTCGAGCAGTTGAACCTGAACCACCTCCACCAGTAATAACCACTTCTGCATAATCGTATCCACTACCAAATGAAGTTTCGTCATCCATTTCAATTTTTGTAATAGAATTACCAACAACTGTCGCTGTTGCACTACCACCTGTTCCATTTCCTCTAAATGAAATCGTAGGGGCACTTGTATATCCTGAACCTCCGTCTGTTACGATAACACCAAGTATTTGGCCTGAGACCGCAGCATCTTCGACATTAAACTGATTTTGGGTTACGGCGTTCGTTGCTTGATCACTTGAATCAACATATTCAATCGGTATCCAGTTAGTTGAAAGAAACGTTGCTGCACGTGAGGCACTTAACTCGTACATATATTTCCAGATATAACCATCAGTTGTTTCAAATGGTACATTGATCGTAGTGCCTTGTGTAGAATAATTTGGTTGTACAGTTGATGTCTGCGACTCTCCTGAAGCATTAGTTGGCTGTTTCAAGCAAATGTAGACTTCATTATTTGAAGTTAGAACGTAATAAGAATTTGTTGGTATTCCTTGAACCGAATCAGAAAATGCTGAAAAGATTGTACCAGCAGTCCAGTTATATCTTGGTATAACAAGAGACGCACCTTCTACCTTTTTTACTGCCTGAAGATTATTTCTAAAATTTCTTTCTTCACGAAAAGTTCTTAATGGGTTAATTGTCGTATTAGTTGAGTTGTATGTATCTGATTTACCAATACCGATATAAAATTCATGAGAATCGGCAATAGGATTATTTACCTGATCCAACAGTAATGTTGCCATATTCTTTTTAATCGTATCTGTTACTATTGCTACCATTTAATTATCCATTAAGCTATCGTTGTTACGCTTTGATTACCAATCAAGAACCAATTAGACCCATCCCAAATACAGGTTGCACCTTCATTTGTCGTGATCGCAAAACTTGTACCACCTGCAAAAATACTTCCACCATCATCTGGTGTTATGGTAGATGTTCCTAAACCTTTGTTTGTAAAAATTTTCAATTGGCCAGGATGACTGCCACTACCTAATGTTACAGCTAAACCTGTTGCCTTATTGCATATAATATGTGTTGCCGTAGCATCTGCTGTTCCATTTGCTGTAATAGTAGATGTTTGAAATGATACTGATTTGTTTGTTATCGTTTGAATTGTATTTGTGAGTATTACATCACCTGTTGAATCAGGAAAAGTAATTGTGTTATCTTGAGTTGGGTTTGTTACCTTTAATGTTGTCTCAAATGCATCAGCTGTTGATCCTTCAAATATAATACCATCAGATCCTATCGATAGTTGTGATGAAAGAGTATCTGCATCACCACCAAGGAATGTATATAATTCTGTAAAGTTAGCATTGATCTTTGTACCAGCACCACGAAGGGTATCGCCAGTGCCATCATTTGCCGATGTTCCAGTTGATATATTTTGTCTTGTCATAAAATAAAACCCTTATTTCTTATAATGTTATTTATAATCTTTATATAGAAGAATCGCTCAAATATGAAGTAAACATGTCATTATCCATTGTTTCTGTGATCAGTGAAATATCTGGTCCAGATGAATCATAACTTTCATCTACATAAACTGAAGTAAATGCCCAGTTATCTTTGACATCACCGAATTGAGTACCAGTTTGATTAAACTCTAGATATACATCTGAATCAGCAACACCAGTAATTGTTATTGTATTTTTATCCCACTGATTAGAGACCGCAGTCGATCCTAAAACAGTATTCAGTGTCGATGGATTCAAAATTGTTCCATCAGTATCTAATGCCTTACCAAACGATAAAACTAAATCCTCATTACTTTGTGCGTCATTGCCCCATCCAGAACCACCTTTATTTGTCCAGTAAATAATTTCTGTTACATCAGAAAGATCTACAGTATATTTAGTTGTATAGTGTCTATCATATCCTTCACCGCTGTCTGCAGCAATAAAATTGTTATTAGCAGCAACCATAATAATTTCATTCGAATCTATAAATCCGTCTGATGACGTTCCTGACATTGCACCTGTATTTGGTGGTGTTCCTATTCTATCAACTGTACTCCAATAATCTTCAAAGTTAGAATTATCACCAGTATTCCATTCAGCAATTGTTCCTACAAGTCTAAGTGTCGGTAAACCAGCATTCGGAGTTGTCGATCCTGGACCATCATTTGTTCCGTTAGTATTACTGAATGCTATATCATCTGATCCAACGTCAAAAACTCTTCTTCTTCGATTATTATCGAATGTGAATGAGTTTGGTTGTGCAAGTGTTTCTAAATTTATATAAATTTCTGATAACCGATCAATAGTAAAATCGTCATATTTGTCTATGGCATCATTCAATGTAATGCGGTGTAAGTTATCTCCTGAATCGACTAATGCTGTCAGATCATTGAATCCAGTAGCCATTAGTATCTGAGCCTGATCTACTAATGTAACTATACCTCTTGCAGAATCTAGAGGATTCTCGCCTGATCCAGATAATGTAATAATACCATTACCTTGTGTTAAAACTTGTGTACCAAAAAAGAATCCTCCTGGATGGACAAACTTTTTATACAATGTTTCATATTCATTTCTTGAAAGAGCTGATCGAATAAGAACTGAAAAGATTTGATAGAGTTGATTATCTTGTACTCTAAATTGATCTTGAAATCCAATGAGCCCCTGTGTACCAGTGCTATCAATCCCACCAACATAGAGTAAGTTATCTTTCGGATAAGATATCTCTGCTTCTTCTCCAAAGAATCCACGAAAAAATCCTTCGGCAGATAATCTTGTTCCCTTTGAACTATAAAAGAGAGGAAGCAGTCTTGCCATCAATCTTGGATTTTGGAAAAAAGATGAAGAGGTTAATCCGTTACCAATTTCTTTTATTAGTTCATCAAGATATGTTTGGTCTGTTTCAGATATATCTCGTGAAGCCAGAATATTGTTAATTTCTGTATGAAAAGAATGTTGACCCGAAGAATCTAAGAAGTCGTAATATTTTTCTAAAAAGGTCGTAAGTGTACTATAATCACTTTGGAAATATTCCGGTAATACCTCTGATACTTTGGGAGCATCAAAGTTAATTAGTCTCCTATTCTTATCTTCTATTATATGACTCATAGTGACAATGAAGCCTCAGTGTTCTGGAAATCTGCATTTGATGTGATCACAAGTTTTGCTGCATCAAGACTGATGATATAATTTCTTAGTGGTTTGATTGTACTTTGATTTGCAGGAGTTGCTGTAATTTTAATTTCAGTTCCAGTAAATTCACTTATGTTGAATCCTGTGAGTGTAATAGTTCCATTCGAAGTATTAAAGCTACCAGCATTATCTTTCAATACAGTTCCTTGCGAAGAGATAATCTGCATTTTTGTCGTGTTATGTTCTACTTTATTTCTGAGGGATGAACCTGAGTTACCTTGGAAAGTAAATGTTGTGGAGGTAATAATTGGTGCTTCATCGTCAGGAGATATGATTTGGACTGGAAAGTTAACTGTATAATCCCTGGTAGTATTTACAACAGGTGTAAATGATTGTCTAATCTTTACATCCATCTTGGAGTTAAGTATAGCTGAAGAAACGTCGTCTATTTCTGAAAGTAAATTTGATCTTCGAAAAACAGAATCGAATGTGCCAAGATTATTTGTAAAGAACGTCGTAATTGTATTACGAACTGTATTTTCAATATTTGCACTACCCACTCCAGTTTGGTCTGGATCAAAGTTAAATGTTACTTCCAATTCTAAAAAGGTATTGACAGGATCTGTAAAGAATGTATCAATCGATAAAACTGAAAGACTCTCTGAAAGATTTGATTGGATGCTTGCCTTTGTTGTTGTTTTTACTGTATTACTAATGTTATCTTTAAAATCAAGGCTAACATATACCCTTCCATAAACAGGTGGGACATTATCATTTCCACCCCATGCCGTCACATTATCCACTACATTACCATAGTTTGCTAGGATCAATGCCTTATAGTCTTCAGCTGTTACGAGTCTTTGTTGTGATGCGAACTTAATTGGTGCATTCACTTTGATCGAATCGATACTCTCTTTTTCACCACCACCAGCTGAAACTGATCCTGATATTGACGGAGCTACCTCTATCTCATTGATTGTCAATCCTGAGATCGTAAAGTTGCCCTCAAAAGCAGATGCGAGATTACCATCTGCTCCATCAACTGCCAAATATTGAACTACAATTTTATTCCCTGCTACAGGCGCTTTTCCAAGTATCGTACCATCACTGAATGTTAATTCGTAGTATCCATTTGGTGCTTCACGTAAGATATAGACAGTCGAGTTAGGATTGATACTCAGAACCTCGTTGACGTTTGTATAGGTTTGACTTGTGGCAGATGTTACTGTATCAAATACTTTGACAGTAATTGTCGATGTGTCTAAGTTTTCATCTGGTATCACATAGACTTGCTGATCTTCTGTTTCTCCTACAAGAAATGTCTTTGTTCGAAATGTTCCTTGTGTAATTGGTATCGAAGTAGATGCTGAGGATGTCTGAATCGAAAAATTACCTGAACCGTCATTCGTTCCAGTATGAGCAGCAGTTGTAAGAAAATTATATGTTGTTCCGTTGACGTCTGAAGTAAAACTTGAATAAGCTGGAAGTGTAATTGTAGAAGTCGCTGTATCCGAAGTCTTGACAGTAACTGTGACATTAATCGATGCGCCAGACTTCGACCTCGGATAGTAACCAAGATTCTCTGCATGCGAAACAACAGAAGATCTAAGTTGTGATGAACTCAGAAATGATTCGTTAATGCTAACATTTGCGATCAATCCATTCAGGTGTGTATTATAAGCAAGAACATCAAGTATGTTCGATAATCCACTTGCTTCAAAATTATAATCTGAAAATTCTGATTGTTGCTGAAAATAAGTTTTAAGATTATTCTTGATCGTATTAAAATCAAGATCTGAAGAATTAATTATGGTCATTATC